AAGGGTTATGGTAATAACTATAGTCCTGTAGCAAGAAAAAGTTTTAAGGCAAGACACAGTTGTGATACTGCAAATGACAAGTTAACACCAAGGTATTGGGCCTGCAAAAATCTATGGGCAGGTCCGGGTGGTTCAACTACTCCTAATCCAAGTAATCGTAAAGGGAAATACTAATGAAAAAAATAATTGAGAAAGCAAAGCAATACGAGTCTAAGAAATCATTAGACGGTAAGATGAAATTCTTAAAAGGGAATGTTGGCAAAGTTGTAAAAGATAGCGTTAATAAAAAACCAAAAGTTTCAAAAGTATAAAGATATGGCAACTCAAAAATTTATGGGTAGTAATCAGTTAATCGATAGATTAGCATCTCAGGTAGGCAGTAAAGAAACAGCTATAGCTATTTTGCAAAGGCGCGGACATCTAAAAGAAGATGGAAAGACATTTACTGAAGAGGGATTAAAAAGAAATTCAATGACTGCATCTGAAAGAGCAAAAGATAGGGCATCTAAAAGAACAGGTGAGCCGATAAGTAATTTTACTTATGACCCTAGAAAAAATACGGCAAAAAAGATAAGATAATTTTATTATCTTTGTAAAAATAAAATCAAATGAAAGGACTAGGAGACGCTATTGAAAAAATAACAACTACTACAGGAATTAAAAAGGTAGTAGACACTGTTTCAAAGGCTGTAGGTAAAGATTGTGGGTGCAGTAAAAGAAAAGAAGCATTAAACAATCCTAATTTACTTGTAAATAAAATGTTTAACCGTAAAAAATAAAATTATGAAGACCAAAAAGATTGTTGAAAAGAAAACAGGAGAGAAATATACTTCCAAGATGGCAATGGCTAAACACGAAAAGGGTGAATCAAAATCCATGAAAAAGAAAGAGTTAAAAAATATGGCCTTTAACATTAAAGAAGCTAGCAATCAAAATTTAACTGCAGGCGCAAGAAATAATTATGCGAAAAACGCACAAGCAGATATGAAAAATACTAAAAAAAAATAAGCCATGCCAAATTTAAAACTTCAAGTAAGTAGAGCTCTGTCTGTTACACCTTCAGACGATACGAATATACCAATGCCAAGCCTTATTCTACAGGGTACTGCTAGTTCAGCTTCTCCATTTAAACTTATAGATAACACTGTAGACTTTATTGCATTGGGAGTTCAGGTCGGTGATACTGTATATGCTAATGTATTAGGTGCAATGGTTACAAATGTAGATAGCGCTAATGTTTTGACTTTAAATTTAGATATTATATCGGGTGGCGGAGACGCTTACGAATTATATTCAGGCACAAATATGTCAGGAACAATTGAGCCATCAGTATTATATGTTGGACAAAGTGGAGACCTATCTGTTGTAACAGCAGGAGGTGACAATGTTACCTTTGTGAATATTCCATCGGGGTCTTTTCTTCCTATTCAAGTTATAAGGGTTTTAACTTCAACAACGGCATCTAAAATTATAGCTCTTTGGTAATGATACAGATAGGGATAAATATAGCAGTCAATGGAGAGTCTAGTGCAGCACCTTTGCCTCCTCCTCCTCCTATATATTTCACTACTACATGGACTACTACAATTCCAAACGAAACTATCACTCTACCCTATGATGCAGCAGGTACTTATTCAGGAACTATAGATTGGGGAGATAACAATATAGATGTAAATAGTTTTGCTAACAGTTCTCATACTTATGCCTTAGCAGGCACTTATACTGTTGAGATAATTGGTGATTGTATAGGGTGGAATTTTGGTTCCTATGGAAGTGCAACTTATATTACATCGGTAGTACATTGGGGGCAGCTTGAGTTAGGTGCTAATAATGGAGGGTATTTTAATAGTTGCACTAACTTAGATTTATCATTAGTATCTGATATCCTTAATTTACAAAATATAACTACTCTTTATCAAATGTTTGCCAATTCAAACACAATTACAATAAATAATATTAATCTATGGAATACAGCACAGGTCACTAGTATGAGTAGTATGTTTAATGGTGCAACTAATTTTAATCAAGCGTTAAGTTTTAATACAGACAATGTTAATGATATGAATAGTATGTTCTATAATGCATCTTCTTTCAATGGTATATTAAGTTTTAATACAGAGAATGTTAATGATATGGGTAATATGTTCTATAATGCATCTTCTTTTAATCAACCATTGGCTTTTGTTACCGGGGAAGTTGTAAATATGAACGCTATGTTTTATGGTGCAACTAATTTTAATCAAAACATAGGAGCTTGGGATGTATCTAATGTCAATGATTTTCAAGATTTCATGGGTAGTAAAACACCTGCCACTTTCTCTACTGCTAACCTTGATGCTATCTACAATGGATGGTTTTTATATGATGTGTTATATGGGTTGAGCCCTGTTGATTTTGGCACAGCAAAATATTCACCTGCAGGTATAGTAGGCAGGGCAATTCTTACAGGTGTCTATTTATGGAATATTAATGATGGAGGATTGTAATTAAATATAAACAAACAATATTATGCATAAAAACTTTCTAGCAGCTTTTTATTTTTTATTTGGATTTATCACTTCATTTTCAATGATGTTGAGTGATGGTGAGCTTTATGTAAAGCTTGGAGGTTGTACTCTTTTTTTTTATTTGGCTTTTAGCCTTTTAGATGCCCTTGAAGATATAGCCCCATGAGAACACAACTATTCATATTATTGACGAACATTCGTTTTGCATCGACAAAATTATTTGGAATTATTGGAGCTTTCTTTTTACCTATTACAGGGATACTTTTTTTAATTGGCTTCGCTATAGTAATAGATACGTTAACAGGAATTTGGAAGTCAAAGAAACTAAACATCCCTATTACATCTAGGAAACTTAGTGCTATCATATCTAAATTAATGCTATATGAAGTCGCTGTTATTTTGTTCTATTTAATAGATAGGTTTATACTCAATGATATTATTTTAACATTCTTTTCAGTACCTTTGATGCTAACTAAGATACTTTCATTAGTTTTAGTGTCTATAGAGGTTATGAGTATATCAGAAAATTACAAGGCAGTAAAAGGCATTGATTTGTGGCAGGCTATGAAGCTATTATTTGCAAGGGCTAGGGATATTAAGCAGGATATAGATACAATAAAATGATAAGAAAACTATTTAAGTATTTGAACTTCCTACAGCAGGAAAAGATTAAAGCAATGATATACAGAGCATGAAATACGCCGCATATATATTATCTGTTTTTAGTATCTTGATGATATTTGAGCACTACTTATTAAAAAAAGAAAATAAATTTTTGAGAGATGAACTACACAAGAGAACAGATAGAGATAGCAGTCAAGAATAAGGGCTATGTTTGGTTTAACAGCCCCAAAGACTATGATGTTAATATTGTAGGTATTAGAAACCTAAAGCCCGGCAAGAAGGTCACAAACGAATTCGATGACACCTTAACTTTGTCGTACAAAATAAACGGAGTTTGGCAGTACCACGAGTGGAAAATAACTACTGACCCCGGCAAAAAACCTACAGAAATATTAAGACAATCGAAAGGAGTAGCTAGACTAAAGACCGGTCAATACAGAGGGGTATATAGTGTGTCTATGCATAATGGGAAGTATGAGGCTTTATGTCAGCGTCTTGGTAATGTCACTGTATATAGAGATAATAACAAGGACACTGTGTATGATGAGAAGATAACAGAGACAGGAATGTTCGGTATCAATATTCATCGCTCATCTATCTACAAAGACCCAACTTACGTGGACTACTTTTCAGAGGGGTGTCAAGTTTTTAGATTCAACTCAAATTTTGTCGAGTTCATGAAAATTATAAACAAGGCTAAGGCAGCATTCGGAAATAAATTCACTTATACTTTAATTGAGCTATGAAAATAGAAGTAAATAAAAAGATAAAGCCAAAAGTAAAGCGTGCAAATATTCATGCAAAGAGTAAGACTTCTAAATTGAAGTCAAGTAAGAATTACAAGAAAACATATACAAAACAAGGGAGATGAGAAATTTTTTAGCAGGTACGACTAAAGGTAAGTCTAAAACGGCAAAGTATTATCATGAAAATCCTGAAGCGAGAGAGAAGAAGGTTAAATATGATATGAAATATCATGATACTGAAGAACGTAGAGAATATAGAAGAGACCTTCAGCGTATAAATAGAAAGAATGGTACAGCAGGAAACCATGACGGAAAAGACGTAGCCCATGTATCTAAAACAAAAACAGTATCTCAATCTCAATCTGCAAATAGAGCAGATAAAAAAAGAAACTTTTTCAAAAAGAAATAATGAAACTATCGTATATCCTTGTGGTCTTTTTAAGCGCTCTAATGTTACTTGGATGCTCAAGTGAACGCTTGGCACAATACCATTATAAAAAAGCTCTTAAACACGGCTTAAAGGTTATTCAAGACTCTGATACCATAACAATAAACACAATAGATTCTATTCCTGTAATAATAAATGATACTATCGTATGGGAGAAGTATTTTACCACTAAGGATACTATAGTTAAGTTCAATAATATTTACGTTCCTAAAACTAGGTGGCAAACAAGAATTGAGTATCGTTATAAGACCAAAGTTCTTAAGCAAGATGTGCTTAAATACAAGTATATTTATAAAGACTCAAAGCAAAGGGCAAAAGAAAAACGTGGCATTAATTGGCAGTTATTTTTTTGGGGAGTATTGACAGGGGCAATCCTTTTAGTTGTTATTTCTTTTGTTTGGAGAATGTTTATTAAAAAAGCATTATATTTGTGACAAAATTAACTTAAATCAAATAAAATGGGTAAGATAGAAAACAACGATGTTCAAGATGTTATTTTTGTAACAGAGGAAGAATTAAAAAACATCAGAGAGATGAATAGTGATTTTTCTAAAGCAAAAATGAATCTTGGTGATTTAGAATTGCAAAAGTATAGCTTGATAAAATACATAGATGGTATCAAGGATGTTTTTACAAAGCACGAAAAGACATTAATGGAAAAGTACGGCAATGATGCTGTAATAAACATTGAGACAGGAGAAGTAACAAAAAAACAAAATTAATATGACACCGGGAAAATTTATTGGAACATTATTCCAATCGAGAGATACAATGCATATAGCACATCTTCAAACTACTTCATTTGCAGAACATAAAGCATTAAACGCTTATTATGATGGAATACTTGATTTAACTGATACATTTACAGAAGCGTATTTTGGTCGTAATAAAAGAGTTGAAATAACTATTCCTGAATCAAAAAACACAGATGCTATTTCTCATTTAAAAGACCTACGTTCAACTATAGATTCAGAAAGAAATAATTATCCTTCAGAGTTACAAAATATTATGGATGAGATGCTTGGGTTAATAGATAAGATTTTATACTTATTAACTTTAAATTAAAAAAAAATGGGAAAAATAAGCACATATGCCGTAGCTGTACCTGTATTAAGTGACCTACTAATAGGAACAGAGGTACCATCAAATAATGAAACTAAAAATTTTTTAATTTCAAGTTTATTACAATTATTACCAAGTGCTGTATTGACTTTGCCTACTTATGCATCTAATGCTGCTGCTTTAGCAGGAGGTTTAGTTCAAGGACAACTTTATGCTAGCGCTTCAGGAGTAGTGTCCATTGTATTATAATTAATATGGAAATAAGAAAAATTTCTATTGGTCCTGACTATAAAGGTGGGGCAATGCACTATATCGTAGGGCAAAAAATATTAAACGACACTAACGAGATACATGTAATAAAGTTTGAGGATTCAACTCAGTCTATAAAAATATATATCATCAACGAAGCAAATGAAATACTTTTGTGGAAAGAATTTACGCATAACATTCCAATTTCTATTGAATATAATATATTCTATTAATGAAATCACCATTTTACTTTATTGTTGAGTCTTTAATAAATAAGAGATACAACAATACAAAATCCATTAGTGGACTCGATGTTATTATAAGTACATCTGAAGAAGACTATATATCTTCAAACAGGCTTGCTAAAGTAATAGAGGTACCATTAGGGTATTCAGGTCCAATAACTCCCGGAGACATATTACTTGTTCATCATAATGTTTTTAAATTTTATTATGATATGAGGGGTAGGCAGAAAAGCGGAAAAAGTTTTTTTAAGGACAATATCTTTTTTGTTGAGCTAGACCAATTTTTCATGTACCAAAAAGATGGTGTATGGAATGCTTATGATAAGTATTGTTTTGTAAAGCCAATAGATGCTATTGACTCTTACATAAAAAAACCTTTTAGCAATGAGCCATTAATGGGTGAGATGCTATATCCAAATGATTACTTAATTTCAAAAGGAATAAATAAGGGGGATATGGTATGTTTTTCTCCCGATAGCGAATATGAGTTTACTGTTGACGATGTTATGATGTATAGAATAATAGATAGTCAAATAACAATTAAATTAAATTAATGGATACAAAAGAAATAAAATTAAGAATAATTGCAGCAGGTCATAAAGCGGTTGAGCAACTAATAAAAGTTGCAGAAGAAAACATTATTAAAGTAGATTCTGAAGATGAATTGGCAGCAGATAGATTAAAAAATGCTGCTATGACAAAAAAGTTAGCGATATTTGATGCTTTTGAGATACTAAATAGAATAGAATCAGAGAGAGAGGGAATTGAATCCTTAGAGAAAGGAATAAGTAAAACGGATACTAAACAAGGATTTGCTGAAAGAAGGTCAAAATAATATATGTTGTGTACAAAAAGATTTTGTACCCGCAACGACAATGTCCCACAAAAATAGGGCAAGGTCTTGGTTATATGGGTATAATGAGAAGCATGACATTATTGTTATTTCAAAGAATGGTCAAATAGGTGAAATAGTAAATATATCAGGAATAAACATTGGGCTGCCACCTGTACCTGATAAAGTATATAAAAGAAGCGAAGTTAAAGCTGAACAATATTGGCAAAGAGAAGAATTGCCAAGAGAGTTATTAAAGATACCATCAATTTTCATTTGGAATGAAATGCCTTCTCAATTTAAAGACAGGTGGGTAGATTATATTGAGAATGAATTTGATTGTAGAGAATCAGGATTTTGGTTCTATAATAATGGAGTGCCTACATACATAACGGGTTCTCATTATATGTATTTACAATGGGCAAGTATTGATGTTGGGTATCCTGATTTTAGAGAAGCAAATAGAATCTATTGGCTTTTTTGGGAAGCTTGTCGTGCTGATACTCGTTCTTTTGGAATGATATATCTAAAAATAAGAAGGTCAGGATTTTCTTTTATGTCATCTTCGGAATGTATTAATGTCGCAACTCTTGCAAGAGATGCTAGGGTTGGTATCTTATCAAAGACAGGAGCTGATGCTAAAAAGATGTTTACAGATAAGGTAGTTCCAATTAATAGTAGGCTTCCATTTTTCTTTAAGCCAATTATGGACGGAATGGATAAGCCAAAGACTGAATTAGCATTTAGAATACCGGCATCAAAGATTACTAAGAAAAACATGTATAATGCTGAGGCGAATGACCTTGATGGATTAGATACAACTATAGATTGGAAGAATACAGAAGACAACTCTTATGATGGAGAAAAACTATTATTTCTAGCACATGATGAAAGTGGTAAATGGACTAAGCCAAATAATATAAAAGAAAATTGGAGAGTTACCAAAACTTGTCTAAGATTAGGTTCTAAAATTATTGGTAAGTGTATGATGGGTTCAACATCAAATGCTCTATCAAAAGGAGGGAGTAATTTCAAGGATATATATGAAGACTCGAATGTTTCTCATAGAAATGCAAACGGTCAAACAAAAAGCGGACTCTATGCTTTATTTATACCTATGGAGTGGAACATGGAAGGATTCATAGACCTATACGGTTCACCTGTATTCAATGCTCCTGAAACTCCAATTATGGGAGTAGATAAATTGCTAATAAAAAATGGAGCTATTGATTATTGGGAAGCTGAGGTAGATTCTTTGAAAAGTGATGCTGATGCCTTAAATGAATTTTATCGTCAATTCCCAAGAACAGAGTCTCATGCTTTTAGAGATGAAAGTAAACAAGCTATTTTTAATCTTACAAAGATATATCAACAGATAGATTACAACGACTCAACAATAAAAGGACATCATACTACTCGTGGAAGTTTCCATTGGTTAGATGGTATTCAGGATACTAAAGTTGTTTGGACACCTGACAATAGAGGTAGGTTCTTAGTAAGTTGGATGCCTAATAAGTCTATTCAGAATAATGTATATAATAGAAATGGAGTTTATTACCCCGGAAATGAGCATATAGGTTCATTTGGGTGTGACTCTTACGACATATCGGCAGTAGTAGGTGGTAGAGGTTCTAATGGTTCTTTGCATGGCATGACTAAGTTTCATATGGACGAAGCTCCTACAAATGAATTTTTCTTAGAGTATGTAGCAAGACCACAAACAGCAGAGATATTTTTCGAAGAGGTATTAATGGCTTGTATTTTTTATGGTATGCCTATACTAATAGAAAATAATAAGCCTAGATTATTATATCATTTCAAAAACAGAGGGTATAGAGGGTTTTGTATGAACAGACCCGACAAGTTATATTCTAAATTATCAAAAACAGAACGGGAGTTAGGTGGTATACCAAACTCATCTGAAGATGTAAAGCAATCGCACGCATCAGCAATTGAGTCTTATATTGAGAAGTTTATAGGTATGGATTTAGTTGGAACGTATAGAGATTCAGATGAAATAGGAACTATGCCATTTACAAGAACATTAGAGGATTGGGCTAAATTTGATATAAATGATAGAACAAAATTTGATGCTTCAATTAGTTCGGGATTAGCTATAATGGCAAATCAAAAACATATATATATACCTGAGAAAAAAGAATCAAAAATTAGCATTACCTTTGCAAGATACAGTAATGATGGAAACAACAGTCAATTAATCGAATGAAAGATACGATAATAGATATAACCTCTGCTTCATTCCCAAGTCAGTTAGCAACGGACAGCGAAAAAGCAACAGAAAAATTTGGGCTCCAAGTAGGACAAGCTATTCAGTATGAGTGGTTTAGAAAGGATGGTGGGTCCTGTAGATTTTATAGTCAATGGAAAGATTTCCATAGGTTAAGGTTGTATGCAAGAGGGGAGCAATCCATAGCAAAATATAAAAACGAGCTAGCAATAGATGGTGATTTATCATACTTAAATTTAGATTGGACACCTGTTCCTATACTTCCTAAATTTGTAGACATTGTAGTTAATGGAATGTCTGATAGATTATTTAAGGTTAAGGCATACTCTCAAGACGCAATGTCTCAACAAAAGAGAAGTAAGTTTCAAGATATGGTTGAGGGACAAATGGTAGCCAAAGTCCCACTTGAGATTATTCAAGAGAAGACAGGGGTTGACCCATTTATTATGCCTCCCGAGCAGTTGCCTAAAACAGATGAAGAGCTAGCTCTTTTCATGCAAATAAACTACAAGCCTGCAATTGAGATTGCTGAAGAAGAAGCTATTAATACCATATTTGATGAGAACCATTATCAAGACATTAGAAAAAGAGTAGACTATGATTTGGCAGTAATAGGGATTGGTATAGCAAAGCATGAATTTTTATTAGGTTCAGGTGTTTCTATTTCATATGTAGACCCTGCAAATGTAGTTTACAGTTATACTGAGTCTCCTACTTTTGATGACTGCTTTTATTGGGGTGAAATAAAAACACTTCCAATTACAGAGTTATTAAAAATCAAGCCTTCTTTAAAGAAAGAAGAATTAGAGAAAATATCTAAAAGCAGTCAAGGGTGGTATGATTACTATAATGTATCTCAATTCTACGAGAATAGTCTTTTTTATAAAGACACTTGTACGTTGCTTTATTTTAATTACAAGACAACAAAAAAAATAGTATACAAAAAGAAATTACTTGAGGGTGGTGGAACGAGAGTGATTGAAAAAGATGATACATTCAACCCTCCGGTTGAAATGATGGAAGAGAACAATTTTGTTAAGATTGAAAAAACAATTGATGTTTGGTATGATGGGGTAATGGTTATGGGAACAAACATAATTATAAAGTGGGAGATGTCGGAAAATATGGTTAGACCTAAGTCAACTTCTCAGCATGCTCTTCCAAACTATGTTGCTACCGCCCCACGTATGTATAAAGGAAACATTGAATCTTTAGTTAGACGAATGATTCCATTTGCAGATTTGATACAGATAACACACTTGAAGCTACAGCAAGTTATTGCAAGGGTAGTGCCTGATGGTGTATTTATTGATGCGGATGGTTTAAATGAGGTTGATTTAGGAACGGGTGCCGCATATAATCCTGAAGATGCACTAAGGTTGTATTTTCAAACGGGTAGTGTTATTGGAAGAAGCTACACTCAAGAGGGTGATTACAATAATGCTAAAGTTCCAATTACTCAATTAACTTCAAACTCAGGATTAAGTAAAACTCAAATGCTCATATCTAACTATAATCATTATATGGATATGATTCGTTCTGTAACAGGATTGAATGAGGCGAGAGACGGAAGTAATCCTGACCCCAACTCATTGGTTGGTGTTCAGAAGCTTGCTGCATTAAATTCAAATACAGCTACAAGACATATCCTTGAAGGGGCCTTATATATTTATAGGAGTTTAGCAGAGGCGTTAACGTATAGAGTTGGAGATATATTGCAGTATGCAGATTTCAAAGATGACTTTGCAAATAAGATTGGAAAATATAATGTTTCAATATTAAATGATATTTCGGATTTATATATTTATGATTTTGGAATTTTTATTGAAGTATCTCCTGATGAAGAACAAAAAGCACAGCTTGAAGCAAATATACAAATGGCTTTATCTAAAGGAGATATAAATCTTGAAGATGCAATTGATATTCGTGAGTTAAGAAATCTTAAGCTTGCTAATCAATTGTTAAAGATGAAGAGAACTCAAAAGCAAGATAGAGAAAGTCAAAATCAAATGCAGATGCAAGCAATGCAGGCACAGCAACAATTAAAGTCTCAAGAGCTAGCAATGCAAACTGCTATGCAAAAGATACAAATGGAGTCTGAGGCAAAAATGAAATTAAGAGAAGCTGAGGTTAACTTTAATATCCAACAATTAACAGCAGAGGCTCAACTTAAAAAAGACCTAATGGCTGTAGAGTTTGATTATAATATGCAGCTAAGTGGTCTTACTCAAAACAATTTGAAAACCCGAGAGGATGAGAGAGAAAATGCTAAGTCAAAAAGAATAAGTCAGCAGAATACCGAGCAATCAAAATTAATAAACCAACGGAAAAATAATTTACCTCCTCAAGACTTTCAGTCTAATCAAAATAACATAGATGGATTTGATGTGTCTCAATCTAAACCAATGACTTTTGAGTCAAATGAAGATAGTTTAGATGGATTTGATATGAGTGAATTTTCACCTCGTTAATTATTAATTATTTTTGTATAACTTTGTAAAAAATTAAATCAAATAAAATGGAAATTAAAGTAAGAGCAATCGGTGACGTAGAAACAAAAAGCGTTGCACAAATAGAAGAAGAGCTTCTAGTTAAGCACGAAGAATCACTATCAACAGATAATGTGGTCCAAGAGCAAGAACAAGAGCAAGAGCAAGAAGTAACTCAAGTTGAACCACAGGAAGAGTCCTATGAGGAAGAGTTGAGTGAAGAAAAAGTTCTTTCATATATTGGAAAAAGATATAATAAAGAAATTAGTTCATTTGATGAACTGATGGCGGAAAGGCAATCTAGTGAAGAAATCCCTTCAGATGTAGCGGCTTATATGAAATATAAGAAAGATACAGGAAGAGGATTTGAAGATTTCATAAAGTTAAATAAAGATTTTGACAATATGGACTCGGATGGTTTAATAAAAGAGTATCTACAATCTACGAATTCAGAGTTGGATTCCGATGATATAGATGCATTGATGGAAGATTATCAATATGATGAGGACATCGATGATGACTCTTTTATTAAGA